CGCTGCCGGTGGTCTGGCTTGTCGTCAAAATCACGGGCGCATCCACCATGTCGAATCGGGTGATGTCGACGGCATCGAAGGTAGGTTTTGTCCATTGGCGCTCGGAGCCATCGGCGTAAATGCTCATGAAAACACCAAAGACGTCCTGGACGAGTGTGAGGCGTACCGAGCCGTCTTGAGGTGCTCCTAGGTCGACGCCGGTGACGCGCATGACAAGGTTGTCGACGCCTTCGGCTGGCCAGCTCAAGCGAACAACATCACCGACTTCTGTATGCGCTGGGCCACGGTTGCACTCAGCGGTACAGGTTGCCAAGGGAACCGATGCGCTGGCCATCTCGCGCATAACGATCTTCGATGCTGTGTCGCGGGTGCTGATCATTGGCATCTGGACGACCTGGCCGTCGCTGTCACCCTTGTGGATGCGCACAGCATTGTTCTGAGCGATTACCGTGCGCTCAGCAAAGTCGTCGTCGATGCTTGTGTATTTGAGCTTTACCTCAGTAATCGCGGTGTTGAGAGAGCCCCTGGTAAAGCCGCTCAGATTCTTGATGTTTGACTGGTCGAGCCGTGGCAGTTCGTCGACGGTGTAGTCGTTACGGATCAGCCTGAGCTTCAGTGCCCCTGTTGCTGGATCTGTTTGCAGCGAGCCTTGGATGACACGTTTTATGTCATTGATCACGTCCCCAGCCGTTGTCGATGAGTCAATCACTGCCGAGATGCCTAAGCCTTCGTCAAAGAGGGTTTTTGCGGCTGACGTAAAGGAATCCATGTCGACTGAGGAGTGCCCGAGGTCAGCACCATAAAGCCCGTGCGTTATCATCTCGTACATGAAAAAAGCGGGGTTTGCGTCTAGGCCAATCTGCTCGTAGTCGCTGAAGCGCTCATCTGGGGATTTTGGGAACCTGCTAACCACGAAGCTGGTCGCTTGGGGGCTCGAAGAGTTCCCGATGTACATGCCCTCCAGGACGCAATAGCTCACACCACGGATAGCGGACACGAGATCGCCGCCGACCCTGCCAACTAGGTATTCGTTAGGGATCTGCGTCCAGCTGCCGGGATGGAACCTCAAAGTGCCCGACACACCACCGGAGCCGTTCGTGTCACCACCAAAGAGTGCGGGCTTGTCGATCTGGATTGGGCCACCCATGCTCAGACCTGACCAAGCAACGTCATCGCCGAATTTGATCTCCCGTAGCTGGACGTCGGGGCCGTGACAGATGCCGAGCTGCACCCCCATGAAGTACCTGTACCCCGTGACAGTTTTCTTAGAACTGAACATGCCCTTGGTGACTGTCTTGATCGCTGTGTTTCTCAGGTCGCCGTACCAGAGGACATTGGGCCCTGAGATCCGGCGTGTACCGGCAAGGACTTGGATTGGACGCTCTGCTGCAGACGGGAAGCTAAAGTCCTCAAGTCCCGCCGCTGTAGGCTTTTCCGTCTTGGGTTGCATGCGTGCTGCCATAACCATGGACAGCACGAAAAGCGCGATCACGAAATAGACCATTGCCTATACCTTCTTATTGTTATTAGTGGTCAGTAGACTTGGAACGGGTTGTCAGTAGGGATCGTCAGGAAGCCCAAAAAGTTATCGAAGTTATCAAACGAGTGACACGCAGCTGCTGAGTGATCGCACCCTTTAGCCACCTGAATGGCATCCCCAACTTTCAGCCCATCAATCGGAGACATCAATTTGAATGTATTACCCTCACACGAGGTGATCATACGGAAATCACTACCGTTTTTTGATAACAAACCGGTGATGTAGTAGTCGTCTAGGTGCGCCTTGTTGGATACTTCGACGGTGAAACCGTTGTCCTTAATAGCCGTGACTTTTGTGTCTTCTTGCCAATCCTGGATCTGGAGCCCGCACCTGGTGTAGTACAGGTGGTGGTTGCACTGACTTTGATAGCCGCAGCGAAGCACCTGGCGAGTCAGAGACCGTGAGACGGGGTTGCACGCAAGGCTGGCGATGCTGTTGTTCCAAGTGACGGAGGTGACTTCCCCCGCGAAGACGTTGATCGACTCGCCTGGCAGGTCGCGCTGGGTCTGAAAAACCTTGATGCTCACGTGGTTTGACGGCAAGTGTGACCTGAACAGCAAAGGGACTGGTGAGTCGCCAGGCATGTCGAGGGTCAGCTGGTTTTTGTAGTCTTCAGCGGTTCGCTGGACTTTACCCCGCTTGAGGCTCAGGGGTTTGTAAACCAGGCCGTCCGTGTGGAGATGCTGACGACTGCCTGACGTGTAAGCGTATTTCTCCGTACCATGTTCGAACAGGAAAAGCTCGATGGGTCTAGATAGTGATAGCGCTTTATGTATCGATTGAAGCGTCAGCATAGAGTAGTTGTCTTATATTTTTAGTTATAGTCGACACTTCGCTGGTGTCGAAGATGTAGCGAAATTCGTCCGAATCAAATCGAGCAAGGTAAAGCGGTACGATTGTTGCGATGTCGCTGGCTTTCAGGCTGTTCGTGGATTCTTTTGTTGTGATTGTTCCTGTACCATCTGGGTTGCCGGTGGCGTTCAGGATTGTTCTGTAAACAGTAGTTCCATTGTACAGTTTTATTGCCACTGTTGGGGCGAGCGAGTTGCTGTTAGCGAAGTTAGTGTAACCGCCGTTTTTGATCTTGAATTTGTATGTCGGGACGACGATGTCTTCGCTGAGCTCGAAAGCTTGTCCTGGGCCTTCGATGTAGAACTCGCCCTGGGCTCCGTTCATCAATTCAGCGAAATCCTCAAAGCGTTGCCGCTCTTGTTCAGATAGGAACCTGAACGTCTGACTTATGATTTTTACTGCCCCCTTGATCCGGTCGTATCGACTACGCACACCAATCAAAGGGTCGTGCGTTTCGCGCAGGCGGCTGTACTGTGTAGTAATGTCGTTAGACCAGTCAGGGCGGAATGGGTGGATTGGCCGATCATTGAAGCGCTCGAAGTCGTCGACCGGTGCAGGGTTATGCACCTGCGTTTCGTCCAGGTCGAACGTGATTGTGTGTTGATCAAAGCCGCGCAGGATAGAGGTAGCGTTCGACTCATCGGACGGGTGCGCGATGCGGGCCGGGATGACGACCGCATTGGTTGAGAAGGTTTTCTTAGCCATGCTTACTAGGGTTACAGTCCTGCCGGCCACGGACTCGATGCTGACCACCTCGGACTCGTCACCCTCTGAAATCAGGAGCGTATCGGAAGCTCCTACGTGCGCGTTGATCGTCTCCAAAACGATGGATGTGTCACCAGGATGAACTGGGCGTGACACCTGGCACTGCAGAGGCCACAGCGGCACGATCATACTGCCCGAAGACGTAGCTAGCTTGTTATCAAACCGGTACTGCTGCTCATCAGTCATGCTGTACATGTAGTTCAGCGAGATCCTAGGTGTGTCACGTAGGGCAATGCGCTGCTCCGTGCCGTCGAACGACTCGATCACTTCGGTCAGGTACTGAATGCTCATTTCTGGCTGTGTCGACCAGTCGATCCGCTCGGGCATTACGAGTGCCATGGAGGCAGTAAGCCTGAAGCTGTGGGAAGAGCCGGTTCCAAAGTCGAAGGCCGCTGTGTAGTCGACCAGGCCTTTTGCTTGGTTCAGAGAAATCTTGTAATCAAACGATTCGAAAGACGCCAGTGAGCCTGAGGTGACGCCGTTGAGCTCGATGCCATATGAGCCTGTCTGCGTGATGCCCGCCAGTTGCCGTGGTGTCGTGAACGAATGCCATAGCTCGAATGGGTATTCTGCCCCTGGCACAACGACCCCAGCATCAATCTCCGCTGGAGTCAGGAATACGTTGTCGAAAAAATAAGTGCCGAAGCTCTTGGCGATTTGGTTCATGCAGTGGACTCCAGGAGGACAGCGATGCCCAGATGGAAATGTGGGTAATCCCTATCAGCCGGAAAGGCCTTGGTGTATTGCGGAAAGACTAGGAATCGATTGGCCCCTAGCTCGTAAGTGGCACCAGGCTCGAAGGCATCCATCGGCACGAGGAATACCTCGGGAAGCTCTGCATAGGGAGCAAACCCACCGCCGAACTCGGTAAAAAACACGATTGGGATCAAGCCATCCATGCCGCCCACCAGGCCTTTGGCGCGCGAGGCAGCACCAACATTCCCGTATGCCGGCCCATTTTGATGGAAGTGAGGAACGCCGATCAGCGTACCTTGGCTGCTTGGTCTCAAGGGCCCACAGGTACGCGATCCAACATCCCAGCCCGACCATTCCACATGTGCTAGACGAACACCAAATGTGGCGTAGGAATCAGAAAACAATGGCTGCTTTTGAGTGCTAAGGTAGCTCTCAGTCGATGTCACAAACTGGCCGCCTGTTCCTGCGGAAAGCACTGGCAGCACGCCGAACGACAAGCACGAATACAGGCCACCCGTGCGCTCAGTGACAAACATCACCAGGTCGCCCGAGATAAAGAAGTGGCACACCCCACCAGCTTCCCCAGACTCGACATAGCACTTTGGAGATGACTGGAAGCCAGGTTGATTCACGAAGCCCGCACTGTCGCTGTACCCACTGGCAGCCGACACGATCACGCCGTGCTGACCGATGCTGTTGGCTGCGTAGAAATCGACGTAAGGGCTCGACTCCCCAAAGCTGCGCAAGCAGAAGAACGCATCCCCACGAGAGATCATCAACTGGATGCCAATTCGAGGGTCACTGAATCCGCCATAGCGATTGACAGTCCAGTCCTCCAGTTCCAGGCGCTGCTTAATCACCGCGACGAGGTCATCTGCTGATGCATACCGAGACGAGTAGTGCTTCATGCCAACCTCAGCCCGTAAGTCTCAGACGCCTTCGAAACGTTAGGCACTACAAGGTAATCCGTACCATCTACAGCGATGACTGACTCAGCAGCACGCCCCTGAGGGATAGCAAACACACCGTCCAGGTAGCCGAGCCACATCCCATCATCGGCGTTCAGCACATCCGTATCAGACGTCCGACCGGAGCTCACCACCAGGGCTGGATACACCACCGAACCGCCATCGATCTTCGAACGCAACCTGTGAAATTTCCCATCAAAGGGGTGTACGAAGGCATACGAATACGAGTACGGAAACTCGTTAGTAAATGAAGTGTTGCCGCCCGAATTTCCACCCACAATCTGCCAGGATCCAGTAGGCAAGCAGACCTTCGGTGAGAACTGATTACCCCCTGACATAAATGGGTAGGCTGACTCCTTTGAGCCCGCGATCTCACCAGATCCCCCGATAAAACAAGGAAACGGATACACCTTGCTAGAGCCAAAAGGAAGAATTAACCCGGCATAAAACGAGTAGTACGAAGCCCCGGACTTGATGACCCCACACAGCCGACGCGAATTCACCAGCGTCCAGACCTTAACCTCACCGCTAGGCAGCACAAAGCGCGGCAGGAAAGGAAAATACGCATAGCTAAACCCACCCACCTGGCCGACGACAGGTTGCTCAGGATCGAAGTCCTTGAAGGCCTGCACCTCAACCACCCCATCCCCGATCACAAACGCAACAAAGCCCTGGTCACCAGGTAGCCCGAATACTTTTTCAGACAAAGTATCCCGGACTACCGACCAGTCGTTTGACGGCAAAAGATCAGTGTAAAGATATGTTAGCCACTCAGCACCAGTGGCGTAGGTTTGGATAGCTACTGTCATTGTTATTATTCTTCTCGATCAGTAGCTATATATTATCACATGTTTCTAATTTCATTTCTGTTCGCGCGGATCACATTCATTATCGCTGCCTCACCATGAGAGCCTTCCATCACACTCGCAATAGACATTGAGTCAATCATGTTGTTAATTGTGAATCTTGGACTTTGCTCTGTCTGATCCTTTTTACCTTTGCCGAGATTATTGCGATGACGTGGATCACTGGCCGTCAGCACTTCCTCACCTTTTTCAGCAATGATTGGAATTTCGTTAGGCTTCAGTCCCATTACCCCGCCTGTGTGATAGCGAGGGGCATTTTGGAAAAAGCTCCACGGCACATTCCTTGAGCGCCCGGCGTCACCGATCCCACCGCCACCATGCTTGACCCCAGCACCGACCATGCTCAGCAGGCTTCCTGCACCGGCACTCGCACCACCTGTGTAAGCAGAGAGCATCGACTGAATAGCAAGCTGGATAAGCAGCTTCGCGATGATCTTCGACACCTCGGTCAGCACACCCTGGGCAAAGTCAGAAAACGCCTCCTTGGCAGACTTGGTGCCAGAGATAAAGTCGGTAAACAGCCCCTCAAGGCCTCCTTGCAAGCTATCCGACACAGTGTCGGTGAGGGTTGCCAGGTCGAACACCTCAGCCCTTGCAGCCTTCGCAGCGGCCTGCACTTTTTCTAGATCTGCCGGGTTGCCAGTGACCTCAGCAGCCTTGCTCCCGCGCTCTTCCAGCTTGTTAGCCTGGTCGAGGTAGTCCATGGGCGAGATCTGATGCTTCTCCAGTTTTGACTTCAAATTGGCGTACTGACGCTCGATCTCAGCCATTTCGGCTTGAGCTTTTTTGGCGCTGATTAGCTTTTGGACTGCCGTGGAATCGTCGCCCAGGCTTTCCATGTTTTTAATCGTGTCTTTAAAGTCCGCCTCGATCCTCATGATGTCAGCGCTGAACTGATCGCCACCGATGGCCCGCAGCTCGATCTGTGCATCAGCCTTGATCTGTGCGACTTGCTGCTTGATTACGCCCAGTTCGGCTGCACGTTCGGCCTTGAGGAGGGCTGCTTGGTTGATCAGCTCAGCTCCAATGGTTGCCTGGTCGGCACGCTTGGATGTGATATCGGCTTCGAGCTGGTTGATCGTCGCGAGAATGCCTGGGCGGTCGTTCAGGTTCTGGGTGACTGCGAGGAGCTTTCGCTGTCCGGCAAGGCTGCCCTGGAGTGCTTTGATGTCGACTTCGAGAGAACGCTTCTTTTGCTCGCTGAGCTTCTTGGATGCTTCCGTTTCGATTCTGAATTTTTCGTCAGCGATCTGAACTGCGGAGAGGTTTTCAAGGCGAGCGCGCTCCTGCAGACCAGATAATTCAACCTGTTTCTTGGTGTCGATCTTTGAGATCGTTATGTCGATTTCTTTTTTGGCGAGATCGGCCTGGAGCTGAGCCTGGGTAGCTGCGATTGCTGCTGAGGCTTCCGCATTTTTTGTTTGAAGTTTTGCGATATTTTCTTGGTTAGCTTTATCTTTCCTGGTTGCCAGTTCCTTTTGCAGATCCTCCTCATTTTTTATCGTCTGGATCTTGTACTTGTTTAAGAAGTCGTCAGCAGCTTTTTGGTCTTCATCTGTATCCAGGATGCGGAAATTTTCCTGGCCGACTTCGTGTAGTTTTTGCCTAAGCTCCTGTACGCCCTTAATGGATTGATCGATATCACTTCTCTTTGCGACTTCAATCGGCTTTTTATACGATCCTTGGAGTTCAGTGACGCCTTTCTGGAACTTCTTGATCTTCTCTGAAGCCCCAGTTAAATTGATGGCGTCAGTGAAATTCTGGATCTGCTGGACAAACGTGGAGTTGAAATATCCAATCGTTGTAGCAAACGCTGATCTGAAGACGTTAGCCATCCCGTTCGCAGTTTTGACGAAGCCTGCATCAATAGTGTCCAGGCCGCGCAGGAACAACTCAGCAGTGAAGAGAACACCTTCGCCAAGGAAGCTAAATACGACGTCAAAGGTGTCCTTGATCTTGCCGGCAAATACCAAACCACCCAGAATGCCTGCAAACATATCTGTAAACTTGTCGCCAATGCTCTTTACCGGAGCCTCGACGTCACTGGACATATTCACAATTGACTCGGTCACCAGCTGTACTACGGCTGTAACCTGAGGCGAAAGATCAGCGAGCATTTTGCTAAATGCGGTACTACCTACTTTTTCCAGTTGAGAAAAAGATTTGCCCAGCTTGCTGACTGCGATGGTGTCAGTGTCACTGAGCGTCAGATTAAAGCGCTTCGCCTCCTCCATGAGCCGTTTGAACTCCTCGCCACCATTCTTCAGAACGGGAAGGAGGTTCCTCAGGGCGTCAGAGCCGATCTGGTCGAGGAAAGTGAAAGCTGAGTTATCTGACATACCCTTGAGAGTTTCAGAGATCTTCTGCAACTGCTCCAAGGGGTTCAGTTTGTTAAACTTGGCCACATCAACATTCATGACTTCAAAAAAGTCGACACCGCCGCCAGAACCGATGGAGCTAAATTCCTCGACCTTAATCCGGACTTCATCCAGGGCATCGAGCAGCTGGTCTGGCTGGACGTTTGCACCATTAAATGCGGCGTACTGAGCCGAAGTCAGATCTTCCATGGAGACGCCAAGGCGCTTAGCCGCTGCATCAAGCTCCGTCAGCTGGTGGACAGTTTCCTTGATTGCAACAGCGCCCGCGAAGGCACCGATCAGAGCCGAAACTTTAGCTGTGGCACTGGTTAGTATTCCTGACGCTTCATCCTTGGCTTTTAGTATTAGGTTAATTACTGCACTACTAGCCATATTATTATTCTTCTCCGGCTATCTTGGTCATCAATTCGTTGAAGGGCTCTGCGTTTCCAGACACGCAGGCGATGCGACTTAGGTGCTGGGCGTAGAGCTCGCCGGCAAGTTCCGAGCGTCGAAGATCTCGCTGAACTTCAACTAGCTTGAATAGTTTTTTAATCGAGTAACCATAAGGATTGAACTCAATTGAGTTGTGGCCACACCCAACAAGGAATTCGCAGCTAGCTACCAATATTCCTAGGTAGTCTTCGACAGGATCAGGCTCCCCGTACTCGCGAATTCTTTTTTGTTCTCGTTCGTGATCCTCTACGATTTGATCAGCAGTGCGATTGTCGGGGCGAGCTTTTCCAGACTTTTTTTTAGTCCTTCAGGGAACGTGAGGGCCAATACAGTCGAAAGCAGCTCTACTTGGGTCATGAGCGGGAAAGTTCTGATGTGCTCAGCAGCTTCAGGTTGTTTGCAACCCATGGCAATGCAAGACGCACCGAATGCCGGAAACTGAAGCATTATGATCTTGGAGTTGTCGCTGGCTTTATTTCCTTCTTTGGCATCATGGAAGAAAATGGCAGCAAGGATTTTGGAGTGTTCTTCTGCAAGTCGAACAAAGTCTTCAGTAGTCAGCCCATAAACATCGAGTGACTTCTCAGGCTCTTTGCCAATGGCTTGAGTAATGATTACTTTCTTGCAGGGAACGACGAGGTCGAGCAGAGACATACGATGGCCTTTCTTATTATTATTCTTATATACACATCATATCATTTCGATTGACACAAATGGGCCGCTGGTCAAGAATGCTTTGAGCTCAAATGGCACGAGGCCACGATGCGGAAAATATCGGAATTAACGCTTGCTGAGCGTGATGATTATGTTTGCCGTCAAAGTATCGCTGTACTCCAAGCGTGCGGATATGACATGCCTGAGGACGTGGCACTGGCTTACTTGCTGGACTCCGAAGCGCAGGAGGGTTATCGGTTTGATGTGCTGGACTGCGTGTTTAACTGCATTGCTTTCACACTGCAACACAAGCGTGATGATGCCGAGGCTAAAGAGGCGATGGAGAACCTGCTCCAGGAGGCAGGCGCTGAGCATGTGCACCGGCTGACCGATCACCTGGTTCGCATCGCCGAGGCTGCGGCCAGGGATGACCTGGAGCCGATCCTATGCTGACCGTCTATTTTGTCCGTCACGGCGAGAGCGCTGCCAACGCTGGCACAGCTACATCTGACCCTGCGCTCATACC